CAAAACTCTCTCTTTTTGGAAATCCAGCCTGAACTGGCGGTAACTGGCGTTGACCAGCCTCGACCAGCTTTGATTGGCCGCGCCTTGCCTCGACTGGAGTCTGCGCGCTTTGGGGATTTGTCTTATGGGCCTGCTGTCGCAGCTTGGGCACAAAAGTACATGGGTAAAACGCTTATGGATTGGCAAGTGCATGCGTTGTCTGGGCAGTTGGAACATGATGAAACAGGCAAGTTGTTGCGCTCACAAAGTCTTGTTGAAACGGCGCGCCAGCAAGGCAAGACCGTTGCTCTTAGTGCACTTATTGGTTGGTGGCTGACAGAGTTTGCAAAGTTGCGCGGTACTCCACAAAACATTTTGAGCACGGCCCACAAACTTGACAGGGCAGAAGCCATCTTTATGTATCTGCAACCGATACTTACCGAGTATTTTGACGGCAAGCCATTGCGCGCTTTAGGTCGCAAGAGTGTTGACATGCCAGACGGCAGCCGCTGGGAAGTCAGGGCCGCAACGCCAGGCAACGCTCACGGCGGCAGCAATGATTTAATTGTGTGCGACGAGCTGTGGAACATTCAGCCCACAGTTGTATTCGATGCTTTGCAACCAAGTCAAATAGCGCGGCCTAACCCTCTATTTTCGTGTTGGTCAACAGCTGGCGATGAGTCGAGCACCGCAATGCTACGTATGCGCGAACAGGGCATAAACGATATTGACGCCGGCATTTCTCGGCAGTTGTATTTTGCGTCTTGGTCGCCACCGCCTGGCATAAATGTTGATGACCAGCAATGGTGGCCGTGGGCTAACCCAGCGCTCGGCGTGACAGTCAGCCTTGACGCTTTAGTAGCGGCCAGCAAGTCGCCTGACAGGTCAAGTTGGTTGCGAGCTCACCTGAACTTGTGGGTTGCGGCTGCGCAAGGCTGGCTACCTGTGGGCAAGTGGGCAGAATGCCAGACAGACACAATAAGCCCGACAGGGGGAACCCTTGCAATAGACAGCAGTTTGGATGATTCGCGTTATGTGGGCGTCAGGTCAGTGGGCCATGTTGACGGCACAGTCACTTGCACAGTTGAGTTTGCTGTCGAGTCCGAGCAGGCCATGTGGCAAGAAGTTGTGCGCGTACTGGCTGACCCGACAGTAAACCTAGCGATCACTCCAATGCTTGATTTGCATCTGCCAGACGTTTACCGCCGGCGCTCGCAGACCGTGGGCTATGGCGAACTGCTTAAATACACGCCTTTGGTGCGCAACATGATTATTGAAAACAGGCTGTTTCATACTGGCGAAAACGCATTGGCCGAGCATTGCGACAGGGCCGTAATGGTCAAGACCCAGGCTGGCAGCGCCTTGTCGAGCGCTAAGAGTGCAGGCCCTATAGAACTGGCGCGCTGTATGGTTTTTGCTAGCGCGCTGGCATCTAAACCAATTACCAAAAACAAGCCTGTGCTAGTTGTCATCAACGGCTAACCTGTTGTCGGTGGTCGCTGGCGATCCTGCCGGATATACGTCAGCGATCACTACACAAACTTAGGTTTTGAGGCATAATTACAACATGGGCATTTTTGCAAACAAGCAGGTAACTAAAGCGGCGATCTCGCCAATGCCTGTCACGGCACAAGCCGACGCGCCAAAAGTACAGGCCGCTGTCGGCGTTGGCGGCGTCAATTCCATCGGCCAGTACTACCAGTACCATGAGGGTACAGCCCGCAACCGCGCAATGTCTTTGGCAACTGTCAGCCGCAGCCGCGACCTACTTGCAAGCGTCATTGCCTGTATGCCTTTGCAAATGTACAACGAGGTTTACAACGACGCCACAAGCGAAATGGAACAAGTCAACATTGCCCCGCGCAGTTGGCTACGCCAGCCCGATCCGACCGTAACCTACGGATTTCTTATGGCTTGGACGCTTGACGATTTGCTTTTCTACGGCAGGGCGTTTTGGTATATCAGTTCACGCACAACCGATGGTTTCCCTGCATCGTTTACGCGCATACCTGCTGGCAGCGTCACAACCCCAGACCAAAACGAGGGCCCAGTATTCTTTGGCATCAGCAACGACATTTACTTCGCCGGCAACCAAATACCAACAAACGACGTAGTGCAATTCCTGTCGCCTATACAAGGCATCATTTATAGCAGCGCTCAAACTATAGAAACCAGTCTCAAGGTCGAGGACTCACGGTACAACATGGCGAGGACGTCCTTACCGTCTGGAATCCTTAAACAAACTGGTGGCGAGCCTTTAAGCGCCACTGAGTTGGCCGATATCGGAGCCGCGTTTAACCAGGCAAGACTGACCTCTCAGACGGCAGTTCTTAACGAATTTCTTACCTATGAGCCCAGCAATGCAACGCCCGACAAGATGATGATGATTGAATCATCACAAAACAGCAGCCTGCATTTGGCAAACTTGTGCGGCGTTCCCCCATACCTTGTTGGCGTCGCTACTGGCTCATACGCATACACAAGTTCAGAACAAAGCCGCGCCGATTTGTACATCTTTGGCGTCAAACCATACGCCGAGTGCATCAGCTCTACCCTCAGCCAAAACAACGTTTTGCCACGCGGCACATACGTAAAATTTAACGCAAAGAATTACCTAGAAGAAAACTACGTGGCTGACGCAATGACGTCATACAACGAAAACACCCAGGAGGAATTAGCAACATGATACGAGTAACAGCAAGCACGTTTACCATTGACGCAGCAGCAGTTGACGGCGCCCAGACGCGCACAATTACTGGCATTGCCGTGCCCTACAACGTTGTCGCAAACGCCAGCGGTACAGAAGTTATGTTTTTGCGCGGCAGCCTCCCAGTTGACGGCAAAGCCCCAAAGCTGTACATGCAACACGACGCTACCCAGGCCATAGGCCTAGTAACTGAGCGCGCCGACGACGAAGAAAACATGTACTTTTCGGCCAAAGTCAGCGCAACTGCGCTAGGGGATGAGGCACTAATCTTGGCCTCAGACGGCGTTTTAGACAGCGTGTCAGTGGGCGTAAACCCCACCAAATTTAGTTACAACGAAGACGGCGTAATGGTCGTAGAGGCAGGGCAGTGGTTAGAGCTGTCGCTTGTGCCTCAGCCAGCCTTTGCCGAGGCCGTCATAACAAAAGTCGCTGCAAGTATTGACACAGACCCTGAAGATTTGTGTAATACTGAAGCAGGCGAAGAAAACACAGAACCACAGCCACCGGAGGAAGTCGAAATGTCAGAACAAACTGCACCTGAAGTTATTGAAGCAAGCGCACAAAAACTGTTTGCACAGCCAAAGCGCCAATTTGCTATGCCAACACCTGCTGAATACCTTGCAGCAATGCACGCCGGCGGCGACACGTTTCAAAACGTAAATGCTGCATACAAAGAAGCAGTGCGCTCACAGCAAACAGCATTGCAAGCAGCAGCTGGCGACGTGCTTACAACTGACACGCCAGGCCTTTTGCCAGTGCCAGTACTTGGCCCATTGTTCCAAGACCTTAACTTTGTGCGCCCAGTCGTAACCGCTTTTGGCGCACGCGCAATGCCAAACACACCAAGCAAGACTTTTATTCGCCCAACCATCACCACGCACACCAGCGCAGCATTGCAAACTGAAAACACAGCAGTTAGCGCAACCACAATGGTCATTGCGTCAAACACAGTTACAAAAACAACTGTTGCTGGTCAAGTCACTTTGACAATGCAGGATATGGATTTCACAGACCCATCGTCTATGAACCTGATCCTTAACGACCTTGCAGGTGAGTACCTTATTGCGACTGACAACATCGCAGCCGACAACTTGGTTGCCGGCAAGACTGCATCAGGCTCGACATGGACTGTCACAGCTGACAACCCCACTTCACTTATCAACGCTTTGTATGACGCAGCGCGTGAAATTACCGAAGACAGCAACTATTTCCCAACACATCTTTGCGTGTCACCAGACGTCTGGGAAAAGTTGGGTTCACAGCTTGACGCCTCAAAGCGTCCAATCTTGGGCTACACCACAAACGGCGTTATCGGTCAAAACAGCATTGGTCGTGTAGGCGGCTTGCAATACACCGGCATGGACGTAATGGGCCTTACCCTTGTTGTTGATAACAACTTTGCATCTGGCACCATGCTTGTGGTTTACGCACCAGGCTATGAGATTTATGAGGCACAGCAAGGCATTTTGAGCATTGCAAACCCATCTACGCTTAGCCGCACATTCTCCTACTACGGCTACTTTGCAACATTTGTTGCTAAGTCGAGCTTTATTCAGGGAATCGTAATCGCCTAATTAGAAAGGCGGAGCAGCTGTGGCTGTCTACGAAACACAAAGCAAATTACTGCTAGACAACTACGCAGTAGTGCAGACGCTTGAACCCACAGAAATAGTTGTGGGCCAGCAGGTAACTGTTGGCGCACTTGGCGCACCATTTAACGGCACGTTTACCGTGCTCGATACACCGCTGTACGAGTACATCGGCGTTGATGGTCAGACAGGCGCGCTGCAATTTAATGCAAACGTTGCTAGAGAAAACCAAGTGCTGTTTGCTTGCACAGGCGCAGACGTTTTATACACAGTCGTATATACCGGCACGGTCACATATACGCAGAGTTGCAGCTGGGTAACCGTCGCTCAATGCGAAACCTATTTGGGCGTAGATATCGCAGACCCGAGCGACGATTACACCCTGCTCACTCAGGCACGAAACGCTTCAAACGATTTTTGCTATCGCCGACGTCAGGAGTCAGGCTATGCCGATAGTTTGACTACCTCGCCAGGGCATGACGTCACTCTGGGAACTCTTATGTATGCGGCAGCGCTTTGGCGTAGTCGAGGCAGCACACAAGACACGTTTGCAACCTTTGACAACATGGGTCAAGCCAGCGTTTCAGCTATGACCCCAGTCATTAAGCAGCTCTTAGGCATAGACCGCCCACAGGTCGCCTGATGGCCTACACAGACCTGTTTAACGAGGCCATAGCAGACGTCAGCGCCAGCCTGACCGCTGTAACTGGCCTGCGCGTCGTAACAGACGCAACAAAAGTTGTGCCAAACTGCGTTTTTCTTGACGCGCCAAGTTTCACCACTATTGCTGGCAAGGGCAACATTGTGCGCATGGAATTTACGGTAAAGGTCATCGGCACTGGGCCAGCAGGCCTGCCGGTACTGCAAAAACTGTTAAGCATTGCAGCTGCCGTACTTGCCAGCCCGATTATCGTAATGTCAGGCCAGCCAGGGGCAGTTGAGCTTGGCGGCGCCACTTATCCTTGCTACAACTTGCAAATGGCTTTGCAGGCACAGACGGCCTAAAAGTGTTACGCTCTACACATAACGAAGTGTTACCACAGGAGACAAAATGGCAACCTCTACATATCTAACAAACCCAACAGTAAACCTCTCCCCCACAACTGGTGGTACAGCTGTTGATTTAACCGACCAATGCCGTAGCGCGACAATTACCCTTGGATATGACAGTTTAGAGTCAACCGCTTTTGGTGATACTGGCCACCGTTTTGTACCAGGCTTGCAGACCGTTGCAGTTGATCTTGAAATGTACCTGTCTTATGGCGCTGGCGAAGTTGAGGCAACACTGTTTGCAAACTTAGGCACAGGCACTACGCAGCTTGTTATTAGCCCGTCTGGAACATCGGAAACCCCATCAAACCCTGAGTACACAATCATTAACATGCAACTTGTTAATTTTACGCCTATCAGCGGCGCAGTTGGCGAACTCTCAATGGTTACCGCCTCATTTGTTGGCGGAACATTTGCGCGAGATATCACCCCATAAACAACCCGACGCAAGGCGGCAGACATGCAATTAACATTAAAACTAGATATTGGCAACGGCCCGTTCGAGGTAACAACAAACCTTTGGTGCGCTGTGCAATGGGAACGCAAATACAAGCGCAAAATGTCAGACCTAGCGTCAGGCATAGGCGCCGAGGATTTGGCGTATCTCGCATTCGAGGCCAGCAAACTACACGGCGTTACAGTGCCCGTAGTTTTTGACGATTTCATAAAAAAACTTGCAGCAATGCCAGAGGTTGTTGAGCAAGAAGACGCAAACCCTACCGAGGGGGCCACAGACTAGCTCTATGTCATTTACTGATAGAGACTGGCTTTTGGCCTCCTAACATAGAGTTTCTTAGCGCTGACCTAAATACCTGCATTAGTATTATGAATGAGCAAAGGCAGCGACGATGACAGCAACAATTAAAACCGAACTTGTAGGGGTACGGCAGGCTGTTGCATCATTAAACAAAATTGAGCCTGGGCTACGCAAACAGTTTGCTGCCGATTTAAACCAGATAGCAGCGCCAGCAATACAAGCTGCGCAGTCTCGCTACACGTCGTTAGGCGTACCGCTGTCAGGTATGGCGCGGCCTTGGTCAAACAATGGCCGGAAACTCTTCCCATTTGACCCAGCAAAAGCCGCTAAAGGCGTCAAAGTAAAATTAGATACTCGACGCAACGCCACCAGCACAATTGTTATTTTGCAAGGCGACGCAGCCGCTGCAATTTTTGAGACAGCAGGACGAAAAAACAGCAACACGCTGGCCACCAATTTAGGCAAAACCCCAGCGCAAGGCCGCACGCGCCTATTTGGGCCAGCGGTATACAGCAAGATACGTGAAGTAACAAAGGAAATTGAACGTGCGACCTTGCAGGTCATTAGTCGAGTGAACAGAGAACTGCAATGATTTCTATACCCATTATTAGCGATTTTGATTCAGCCGGCATCAAACGCGCACAGCGCGAATTCCAACAACTGGAGACCGTAGGCGAAAAAGCCCAGTTCGCTATCAAAAAAGCAGCTGTGCCAGCAGCTGCCGCCCTTGGCGCTGTTGTTGCTGTTATTGGTGACAGCGTAAAAGCCGCTATTGAGGACGAGGCTGCACAGGCCAGCCTTGCGCGACAGATAAAGGCAAGCTCTGGGGCGACAGACAGCCAGGTGGCATCAGTTGAGAAATACATTTCGTCACTAGCAAAAAGCGCTGCCATTTCCGACGATGAGGCGCGGCCAGCGTTTCAAAAACTAATCGTTGCCACTAAAGACGTTACAAAAGCCACAGACCTAATGAACCTTGCAACTGATGTTGCGGCGGCTACAGGTAAGCCTCTTGTTGACGTCACAGACGCGCTTGCTAAGGCATATGCAGGCAATATGAAAGGCCTGAACAGTCTGAGCCCAGAGATCAAGGGCATGATTAAAGACGGGGCCAGCCTTGCTGATGTGCAAGCAGTCTTAACTAAAAACTTTGGTGGCGCTGGCGAGGCTGCAGCAAACACAGCTGCAGGTGGCATGAAAAAGTTAGGCATTGCATTTGGCGAAACTAAAGAGTCAATAGGGCAAGCGTTTTTGCCGATTATGGAAAAACTTCTGCCAGTAGTACAAAAGTTTGCTGACTGGGCAGAGAAAAACCCAGAGTTACTTGCAGCTGTTATTGCCGGCATGGGCATTTTGGCTGGCTCGATTCTTGCTGTCAACGCAGCAATGATGTTGAACCCAGCAGTAGCGATCACTGCTGGCATTATTGCGCTTGGCGTTGCCGTTGTTGCGGCATACAAAAAATTTGAGGGTTTCAGGGAAGTTGTGCGCGTCGTAGTCAATGCTATTGCCGGCTTCATTGAGGGCATGGTTAACGGTTTTATCAAAGCAATTAACCTTGTTATTTACGGCATTAACCTTGTTAAACCAGGCAAAGACATCAAAATGTTGCAAGAAATAACGCTAGGCCGCATGTCAGAGCCAGCACCACCAAGCGACCCAGGTATTAACGGCAGCGCAAACATTGCCGAGCGCAACAACAACTTCGCAATTAATGTTTACGGCGGCGACCCCAACGCGGTAGTAAACGCATTGCGCGCCTATATGCGTCAAAACGGCAGTATCCCAATTAGGACAGCGAATATCGGCTAATGGCTATTTATACGTTTACAGCAACACTTGACCCAAACGGCAGCCCGACTGTTTTAACAAATGTCGTAAACATTGACATTCAAGCTGGGAGACAAGCGCAAATAGACAACTTCGCAAGTGCTCGCGCCACTATTACTGTTCGATACCCAAATGGTTATGTTTCACCTATAGCAAGTGCAGTTATTGGCACCGAAATACTTATTGAAGGTGAACGCAGCGACGGCGGTTATACAACAACTTTAATGTGGGGTGTTATTAGCGATGTCGTCGTTCAGTATGGCATACCGTACCAAAGCAGTGTTGGGAACGCCGATTATCTCATTTTAAGTGTTGAAACATTGTTTGCTGAATTGGCTCGCACGTCAGGCGACGGGTACGCAATGGCAAGCGACACAGCCTTAAACCAGCTGCAAGACGCGCTACTTGAAAGTGGCGTAGCGATTGCTGGTTACCCTGGTGCATATTTTGCGAGCCGTACTTTAGCTGCCACAACTATTAGCGGTTCGTGGGCTGACTGGCTAAACACTATGGCTTTTACTTTTGGTGGCCGTATCACTGAAGGCAACGATTTTTTAACTATTACCAACTACCAACCAGCAGCCGTTAGTACCACAATTACTTTGTCAGACACTGGCGCGGCTTTAACAGCCCCGTATGACGCTTTGTCTTTTGACTCTTTAGGCCAAAACTATTACACAGAAGTGGTTATTGACCCGCCAAGCGTTGCTTCTCAAACGGTCTCAACTGGCAGCGCGCCGTTTCGTAACTTCACTACGCAAACATTAAACTCGACGACTGGCCAAGCGCTTGACTTGGCTAACTACTATTTAGGTAACTATTCGACCCCAAGCCTTGCACTATCGTCAGTGCATTTAAACCTTAATGTGTCAGAGGTAATGAACTTTGTTAACCAAGTTTGTACATTACCTGCAATTGAAGGCTCGGGTATTTTTGGGCAAGGCACACAAATTAACGTGGCTTTTCGTGGCACTACTTATGCTTGTGTCATCGAAGGTGGCGCATTGTCAGCCACACCAGAGCAGGCTTCACTTACGTTGTATGTGTCGGGCGCTGGCCTCAACGCGTATCTAATTCTTAACAATGCTACTTTTGGCGAACTTGACTCAAATAGACTGGGGTTCTAATTATGGCTATAAAAACTTTCACTACTGGCGAAGTTCTCACCGCGTCGGACACCAACACGTATTTAGCAAACAGCGGCCTTGTGTACATAAGCACCACTACAGCGACAAGCGGATCTTCCGTGACTGTCAGTAACTGTTTTTCAAGCACTTACGACGCATACAAAATCATCGCCACAGGCGGAGGTACTGCCGCAAATACACCTATCGCATTTCAATTCACAGGCATAACAACGGCTTACTACGGCGGAGTGATTTATTTTGCCTATGCAAGCGGAGGCCCATCAGCCCCCAGCGCCGTTGGTTTCAATAACGCTGCTAACTGGCAAGAAATCGGCAACGGTGGCCCAAACGGCATTTCATTAAACATGGATATTCAAAACGCAAACCTTGCAAAGTTCAAGGCTTACGGTTGCTTCACGCCGAATATGTCAACAGCAGGCTCACTTGTTCTATCGAATGGTATTTGTGGAAGCACTACACAAGCAACAGGCTTCACTCTAAGTATCGGAAGCACTTTTACAGGCATCACGATTACCGTTTACGGATACCGAAAGGCATAAAAAATGGAACCAAAAATTGGAACATTTCACGACGTACTAACCGGCGAAGTTGTAGTGCGCGAATTAACAGAAGAAGAAATTAAAGATTTTGGGGAAGTGATCGATTATGTTGTGGCGGATTAGTTTTGTGGCATTATTGCTTGGCAGTTTGCTTGTTGCTTGTGGCGACCGTGAGCGCGTCAACTGCCCACGCACCAAAAACAAAGCACTCAGAGCAGAAACCACCATCACCGTTGACACCGCCAGCGTCGGCAGTTCTCGAATACTGACAGACAAATGCCCATAATACCGCCACCGCGCCGACCCGAACGCATGACTAGCGAGCAAATAAAAGCACGCCTAATTTTTGTGGTGGCTTGCGCGCTGTCACTAACTTTTGTGGTCGCCACCATGTCTCTTATATACGGCTTGCTTTTTGTGACCCAGCCGCTCGAAGTTTCAGACAATGACAAAAGTGCGTGGTCCACGTTGCAACCGTTGCTTTTATTTCTCACCGGCTCACTTGCTGGCCTGCTCAGCGCTAACGGCCTAAAAGACAAACCCAAAGACAAACCAGAATGATCTACACCGGCACAACCGACGGCGCAGCTGCCGGCAAACGCGCAGGCACAGAAAAGTTTGTGGACATTATCAAGAAAAAAGGTTTTACTAATCTGGGCACCTGGGCTGTACGTAACATGCGCGGCTCAGACCGTTTGTCTGTGCACGCCACAGGTCGAGCAGCCGACATTGGGTACAAAGACAAAGCCACAGCCGCATTGTGGGCAAACTGGCTTGTAGCCAATTATCAGACTTTAGGCATTGAAGAAGTGCACGACTACGCCGGCACAACAAAAAAAGGCTGCGAGAAATGGGGCCGAGGCTGGCGCTGTAATCGTGACGGCAAGCCAGGCTGGAAAGACTGGACAGAGACCGCTAACGGCGGCTCAGGTGGCGGCCTGTGGCTACATGTAGAGCTGACGCCAGCAATGGCAGACAACCCTAATGCCTTTGTTGAGGCTTGGAAAAGCGTGCCTAAACCGGCATAGTGCCCAAAACGGCTGACCTTTTGCTAGGGTTTTCACACCGGCAGAAAAGAGGCATACATGTTTAGAGGCACTTATTAGGCGTTTTGTCGTGGCAGTCATGGTCGCCACGCTCACAATTACAGCAGGCCCAGCGCACAGCGCAACCGAGCCAGTCAAAGCCTGCCCGAAGTACCATGACGCAATGCGCAAGGCAGGGCTACCGCCTGCGCTATTTAGCCCCATTATGTATCGAGAGTCGCGCTGCAACCCAAAAGCCATTGGCTGGAACTATCAGCCTGGCACGTCGTATAAAGACTGCAAACGAGCGCCAGCGCCTCTCTACAAGCGCTGTAGGGCCGTTAGAACGTACGACAGCGGCTTGCTTCAGATCAACAGTTCATGGGTTTCTGTGACTGCCAAAGTCTGCAAAACCCGATATGGCGATATGACGGTTTTATTACAGCCAGCCTGCAATTTGGCTGTGGCAGCACACCTGTACAAGACGTCTGGCATTGGCAACTGGCGCGCCACAAGCGGCAAACGGTAAATGTCACACCTGCTTGGTTCAATATGTTATGTTGACTCCAAGTACTACGGCAGGAGGAAATATGGAACACCCCAATTTGTTTGACGCCATCGCTGAACGCGACGCGGCAATGGAGAGTGTCGAGGGCAACACAGACAGCAACTGGCTAAGGGCCGCTGACGCAGCAGTGACCTGGTTAGCAAAGTCAGCTGTAAACGGTTTCACAACCGACGACGTGTGGCGCTACCTCGACAATTTAGGCATGACTGGCCAAGTGCACGACAACAGGGCATTAGGCCCAGTAATGAAACGCTGCGCTAACGCAGGCCTCATTGTGCCTACAGGCGATTACAGGCCAAGCCACAGACGCCATTGCGCGCCTATCCGAGTATGGCGAGGTATCTAATGCGCAACGTATTTGGCTTATTTGCCTTTGTGGGCGTTATGACAGTGTTTGCTTTGGTGACATTGTGGGCAGCCGATTGGATACAAAACTACGACGAAACAGGCAGGTGGGAATAATGGGTTTTAACCTTGAAGATTACGAACCAGTAGCAAGCCGGTTAGATCGTTTCTTAAAAGCGCACCCCGATGCCAGAGTCATAACAGATTTAGTGCATTACATGCCTGATCATGCCGTGTTTAAATGCGAGCTGTGGCTAAACGATGAGATAATTGCTACAGGCTGGGCTGAAGAAATACGCGGCGTAGGCAACGTAAACAAAACAAGCCATGTCGAGAACTGCGAGACAGGGGCCGTGGGCCGCGCGCTTGCAAACGCAGGCCTATCCGGTAGCGACTTTACAAAGCGACCCAGCCGAGAAGAAATGCAAAAAGTTGTGCGTTACGAGGGCGACATGAAAATAACAGAGTCAGCGAACGCGCCAAGCGAAAAGCAAATGTGGAAGTACAAAAGCGAACTGAAAAAAGCAGGCCTGTTGCCACCTTTGAACATTGCAACGATGTCTAAATACGAGGTATCAAAAGCAATAGACGCGCTGGTGAATGGCGAAGTGCCAGCCGAGCCAATAGAGGCGGAGGAGCCATTTTGAGCGATGACCAGATATGGAACGCGTTTATAAGTGCAATACCTGCACAAGACAGAGCGCGTCACGATTTAGAGAATTTTCAAGCGCGTCTGCTCAAGAATGCGTTGCAGGAAATAGAAGACCTAAAACTAGAAATAGTGCAACACAGGGCAGAAATTGTGCAGCTGGAAGAAGTGCTACAGGGTTACTCAAGCCTGTTGCATGACGTCACCGAAGACCGCGACCGTTACCGCGACGACTGGAAAGCAATGGTGCAAGACGCCTCTCGATGGAAGAAAAACTAATGGCCATAATGACTGAGGATAATTATTACGAAATAAAGGTTTACCCAAAAGGCAACAAAATTGTGCTGAGATTTGTGGGCGACTGCTGGGACAAATACAACTGGGAAATGACCTACAACACGTATGTTGCCCCTTTAGTGCGGCGCTACAGCAACGACTGGATGACCTGGGATACACGCATTACGTTGACGCACGGCTATTACATGTTCACCTGGGAACCGACTGTGCTCGACATTAAAGGCGACGGCTAATGGTTGCGCTTAGTGAGAAAGAATTTCAAAACAAGGTAATTGCGCTGGCCATCATGTACGGATGGCGTGTTACGCACTTCAGGGCCTCTCAGGTAGGCGGCAAATGGATGACAGCAATACAGGGGCACTCAGGTTTCCCAGACATTTGCATGGCACACCCAACAAAAGGTTTAGTTTTCGCAGAGCTGAAAACTGAGCGCGGCAAACTAGACCCAGCGCAAATTACTTGGCTACGCACACTTGATGCTGCCGGCGCTGAGGCCTACGTGTGGAGGCCATCCGATATGCAATTCATTACTAACCGACTATTGACAGGGACACGCCTATGACAGACGACGACGTAGCAAAAATGGTTAAAACTTTGCGCGGACTATTCCCAGCATCGCCTTACGTGCTTGACGAACATTTAGTAATTGACGTATGGCGCAACAGCAAAGAACTAAAGCAACACAACAAAGAAGATTTGCCTACTGTGTATGCGGCAATAGTCAAAACAAATAGAAGTTTCCCATCACTGCCAGACGTGCTGGAACAATTTAGAGTTACCAAAAACAAGCAGTTTAAGCCAGCGGCAAAAGTAGATATGACAGATTACATAACAACTGGGTACGGCCCATCAATGTATGCCGGCTATATCGAGGGCCACGCAGAACTGAATGAAATCAAAACAAAACACGGATTTAAGACTGTAGAGCCGCTAGATTACGCCCAGTTCATTACCCTGCACGCGCCAAGCGAGCAGTAAACACACACAACTAAATAACACGCACACAGGCCACGTAGGGAATTGCACTCTGCTGGTTAACACTCGGAAACGAGGGTAGATCACTGCGCGCTAACACGGGATATGCGAAACGTCTAGCGAGGCAGTGAGGCAATGATAAAAAGAAATAGGTAGTTGGGTTGAGGCACCCCGACGGGGGACTAGAGCTCAGTCTGCACACAAACTAGAATGGAACAAATGCCAACCAGTAGAAACCTCCCCAAAAAACTTAGGCAGCAAATACTTGTGCCTGGCGCACTATGCCATTGGTGCGGCGCCACAGCAACCGAGTGCGACCACCTCATTGAGCACGACAGGGGAGGCGACGACTCGACAAGCAACTTGGTGCCGGCATGCAAACCTTGCAACGCTAAACGTGGTGCCCTATACAAGGCACGCAAACAAGCACACACAATGCAGAAAAGAAACGCAGCAATGCAAAACAATAAAAACGATTTTTTTACAGAAAAATTAGACACCCCGCATCCTTCAAACTCTCTCTTTTTGGAAAACCAGCCTGAACTGGCGGTAACTGGCGACGACCAGCCTCGACCGGCTCTGACTGGGCGCGCCTTGCCTCGACTGGAGTCTGCGCGCTTTGGGGATTTGTCGTATGGGCCTGCTGTTGCAGCTTGGGCACAAAAGTACATGGGCAAAACGCTTATGGATTGGCAGGTACATGCACTTAGTGGCCAGTTGGAACATGATGAAACAGGCAAGTTGTTACGTTCACAAAGTCTTGTGGAAACGGCGCGCCAGCAGGGCAAGACAGTCGCCTTATCTGCTCTTATTGGTTGGTGGATTACAGAGTTTGCGCAGCTGCGCGGTACGCCACAAAACATTTTGAGCACGGCCCACAAACTCGATAGGGCCGAGGCCATCTTCATGTATTTGCAACCGATACTTACCGAGTATTTTGACGGCAAGCCTTTGCGCGCTTTGGGTCGCAAGAGTGTTGACATGCCAGACGGCAGTCGCTGGGAAGTCAGGGCCGCAACGCCAGGCAACGCTCACGGCGGTAGCAACGATCTGATTGTGTGCGACGAGCTGTGGAACATTCAACCCACAGTTGTATTTGATGCTTTGCAGCCATCGCAGATAGCGCGGCCTAATCCTCTATTTTCGTGCTGGTCAACGGCTGGCGATGAGTCAAGCACGGCGATGCTACGTATGCGCGAACAGGGCATAAACGATATTGACGCCGGCATTTCTCGGCAGCTGTACTTTGCGTCTTGGTCTCCACCGCCAGGCATAAATGTTGACGACCAGCAATGGTGGGCATGGGCTAACCCAGCGCTTGGCGTGACCGTCAGCCTTGACGCTTTAATCGCGGCTAGCAAGTCGCCTGACAGGTCAAGTTGGTTGCGAGCTCACCTAAACCTATGGGTTGCAGCTGCGCAAGGCTGGCTACCTGTAGGCAAATGGGCAGAATGTCAGACAGACACAATAAGCCCGACAGGGGGAACTCTCGCAATAGACAGCAGTCTTGACGACTCGCGTTATGTGGGCGTCAGGTCAGTGGGCCATGTTGACGGCACAGTAACTTGCACAGTCGAGTTTGCTGTTGAGTCCGAGCAGGCCATGTGGCAAGAAGTTGTGCGCGTACTGGCTGACCCGACAGTAAACCTAGCCATCACCCCAATGCTTGACCTGCACCTACCAGACGTTTACCGCCGGCGCTCGCAGACCGTGGGCTATGGCGAACTGCTCAAGTACACGCCTCTAGTGCGCAACATGATTATTGAAAACAGGCTGTTTCATACTGGCGAAAACGCACTGGCCGAGCATTGCGACAGGGCCGTAATGGTCAAGACCCAGGCTGGTAGCGCCTTGTCAAGTGCTAAAAGTGCAGGCCCTATAGAACTGGCGCGTTGTATGGTTTTTGCTAGCGCGCTGGCCTCTAAACCAATTACCAAAAACAAGCCTGTGCTAGTTGTCATCAACGGCTAACCTGTTGTTGGTGGTCGCTGGCGATCCTGCCGGATATACGCCAGCGATCACTACACAAACTTAGGTTTTGAGGCATAATTACAACATGGGCATTTTTGCAAACACCAAGGTTAAAAAAGCGGCGATTTCGCCGGCGACGGTAACTGCTCAGCCCGAGGCGCCAAAAGTGCAAGCTGCCGTAGGTATCGGCGGCGCGCAGTCAATAGGCCAGTTCTACCAGTACCAAGAGGGCACGGCACGCAACCGCGCAATGAGCCTGGCAACTGTCAGTCGTTCACGCGACCTGCTCGCAAGCGTCATTGCTTGTATGCCTTTGCAAATGTATAACGAGGTTTACAACGACGCGACAGGCGAAATGGATCAGGTCAACATTGCGCCTAGGTCATGGTTGCGCCAGCCCGACCCGAGCACCACCTACGGGTTTCTCATGGCTTTTACCCTCGACGATCTTCTGTTCTACGGAAGAGCCTTCTGGTACATATCTTCACGCACAACCGATGGTTTCCCAGCATCATTTACGCGCATACCTGCCGGCAGCGTAACAACCCCTGACCAGCCAGACGGCCCAGTGTTCTTTGGTATCAGCAACGAGGTTTACTTTGCTGGCGAGCAAATACCGTCAGCTGATCTTGTGCAATTCTTGTCGCCCATTCAAGGCATCATTTACAGCAGCGCACAAACTATCGCTACCGCGCTCAAGGTTGAGGAAAGCCGCTACAACATGGCTCGCACTTCTCTGCCTAGCGGAATTTTGAAACAAACGGGGGGCGAGCCCCTCAGTGCAACCGAGTTGGCCGATATCGGGGCCGCGTTTAACCAGGCGCGTTTGACCTCGCAAACGGCGGTTTTGAATGAGTTTTTAACGTACGAGCCAAGCAATGCAACCCCCGACAAAATGCTGATGATTGAAAGCGCGCAGTACAGCGCACTCGACTTAGCGCGCCTGTGCGGAATACCGCCATATCTTGTTGGCGTCGCTACTGGCTCTTACGCATACACCTCATCAGAGCAAAGTCGTGCCGATTTGTATATCTTCGGCGTTAAGCCATATGCAGAATGCATTTCGTCCACGCTCAGTCAAAACAACGTTTTGCCTCGCGGCACATACGTAAAATTCAACGCAAAAAATTACCTAGAAGAAAACTACGTGGCTGACGCGATGACGCCATACAACGAAAATACCCAGGAGGAATTAGCATCATGATACGAGTAACAGCAAGCACGTTTACCATTGACGCAGCAGCAGTTGACGGCGCCCAGACGCGCACAATTACTGGCATTGCCGTGCCGTATAACGTTGTCGCAAATGCCAGCGGTACAGAAGTTATGTTCCTACGCGGCAGCCTCCCAGTCGATGGCAAAGCCCCCAAGCTCTACATGCAACACGACGCTACTCAGGCCATCGGCCTAGTAACCGAGCGCGCCGATGACGCGGAAAACATGTACTTTTCGGCCAAGGTCAGCGCAACTGCGCTAGGGGATGAGGCACTGATCTTGGCCTCAGACGGCGTTTTAGACAGCGTGTCAGTGGGCGTAAACCCCACCAAATTTAGTTACAACGAAGACGGGGTAATGGTCGTAGAGGCTGGGCAGTGGTTAGAGCTGTCGCTTGTGCCTCAGCCGGCATTTGCCGAGGCCGTCATAACAAAAGTCGCTGCAAGTATTGACACAAACCCTGAAGATTTGTGTAATACTGAAGTAGGCGAAGAAAACACAGAACCACAGCCACCGGAGGAAGTCGAAATGTCAGAACAAACTGCACCTGAAGTCATTGAGGCCAGCGCATCAAAATTGTTTGCGCAACCAAAACGCGAATTTGTTTTACCAACCGCAGGCGAATTCATGGCCGCGTATCACATTGGTGGCGACACATACGCAAACATGAACAAAGCAGTAGCAGAGTTTGCTGCATCACAGCGCACAGCATTGCAAGCAGCTGCCGGCGATGTTTTGACAACCGATACGCCAGGCTTGTTGCCAGTGCCCGTGTTGCTGCCGCTGGTGCAAAATGTGAATTTCCTGCGCCCTGTGGTCGAGGCACTCGGCGTACGCGCTTATCCTGATGGCGGCCAGTCAAAAACTTTTATTCGCCCAACCATCACGACTCATACTGATGTAGGCACACAGTCGACTGAACTCAGCGCAGTTACCGCACAGACAATGGTCATTGCCTCAAACTCAGTTAGCAAAACTACGCTGGCTGGGCAGGTCACCCTCTCCATTCAGGATGTTGACTTTACGTCAGGCCCTGCAATGCAACTTATTTTGAACGACCTTATGGGCGAATACATGATCGCATCGGACAACCTCGCAGCAGACAACTTGCTCGCTGCTGCAAACTCGTCTGGCGTATGGGATGGCACCGTAGCCGACTTGCTGAAAAGCGTTTACGACTCAGCAGTTGACATTTCAAATGGTCGCAACTTCACCCCTACCCACATGTTTGTTTCACCAGACGTATGGGGCCAAATGGGACAACTCGCAGACACAACTGGTCGCCCAGTATTCCCATTCATCGGCGCAGGCCTTACAGGTCAAAACGCACTTGGTGGCGGAAATGCGACCTCATGGAACGGCAACCCACTCGGCTTGCAGCTTGTAGTCGACAGCAACTTCGCTGCCAAAACCATGATCATCACTCGCGTAGGCCAAGGCTCAGGCGATGCCTTTGAATTTTACGAAAGCATCCGCGGCCTCATGAGCGTAGAAGTACCGGCAACCCTTGGTCGCACAATGTCATTCCATGGATATGTAAGCACCTTTGCTGCAATTGGTGGAATGATCCGCAAGATCACACAGGCCTAGTCGAAAGGCGGCGTAACCGCCATGGCTGTCTACGAAACACAAAGCAAACTACTGCTAGACAACTACGCAGTAGTGCAGACGCTGGAACCCACAGAAATAGTTGTGGGCCAGCAGGTAACTGTTGCCGCACTTGGCGCACCATTCAACGGCACGTTTACCGTGCTTGATACACCGCTGTACGAGTACATCGGCGTTGATGGTCAGACAGGCGCGCTGCAATTCAATGCAAACGTGCCCAGAGAAAACCAAGTGCTTTATGCCTGCACAGGCGCAGACGTTTTATACACAGTCGTATATACCGGCACAGTCACATATACGCAGAGTTGCAGCTGGGTAACCGTCGCTCAATGCGAAACCTATTTGGGCGTAGATATCGCAGACCCGAGCGACGATTACACCCTGCTTACACAGGCACGAAACGCGGCTAACGATTTCTGCTATCGGCGCAGGCAAGAGTCAGGCTATGCAGATAGTTTGACTGTCTCGCCTGGGCACGACGTCACTTTGGGAACTCTCATGTACGCGGCAGCGCTGTGGCGTAGTCGAGGCAGCACACAAGACACGTTTGCAACTTTTGACAATATGGGCCAAGCCAGCGTCTCAGCCATGACCCCAGTCATTAAGCAGCTCTTAGGCATAGACCGCCCACAGGTCGCCTGATGGCCTACACAGACCTGTTTAACGAGGCCATAGCAGACGTTGCTGCAAGCCTTAACGCTGTGACAGGCCTACGCGTCGTAACCGATGCAACCAAAGTAGTGCCTAACTGCGTTTTTCTTGACGCGCCGAGTTTCACCACCATTGCCGGCAAGGGCAACATTGTGCGCATGGAATTTACGGTAAAGGTCATCGGAACTGGGCCAGCAGGCCTGCCGGTACTGCAAAAACTGTTAAGTATCGCAGCTGCCGTACTTGCCAGCCCCATTATCGTAATGTCAGGCCAGCCAGGGGCCGTCGAGCTCGGCGGCGCTACCTATCCTTGTTACAACTTGCAAATGGCTTTGCAGGCGCAGACGGCCTAAAAGTGTTACTCTGTATTCATAGCGAAGTGTCAGCACAGGAGACAAAATGCCAACTTCTACATATCTAACGAACCCAACAGTGAACCTCTCGCCTACAACTGGCGGTACAGCTGTTGATTTAACCGACCAATGCCGTAGCGCAACCATTACTCTCGGATATGACAGTTTAGAGTCAACCGCTTTTGGTGATACTGGCCATCGTTTTGTACCAGGCTTGCAGACCGTCGCAGTTGATCTTGAAATGTACCTGTCTTATGGCGCTGGCGAAGTTGAGGCAACACTGTTTGCGAACTTAGGCACAGGCACTACGCAGCTTGTTATCAGCCCGTCGGGAACATCGGAAACCCCGACAAACCCTGAGTACACGATTATTAACATGCAACTTGTTAACTTTACGCCTATCAGCGGCGCAGTTGGCGAACTCTCAATGGTTACCGCCTCATTTGTTGGCGGAACATTTGCGCGAGATATCACCCCATAAACAACCCGACGCAAGGCGGCAGACATGCAACTAACCCTAAAACTAGATATTGGCAACGGCCCGTACGAGGTAACAACAAACCTGTGGTGCGCTGTGCAATGGGAACGCAAATACAAGCGCAAAATGTCAGACCTAGCGTCAGGTATAGGCGCCGAGGATTTGGCTTATCTCGCATTCGAGGCCAGCAAATTACACGGCGTTACAGTGCCCGTAGTGTTTGACGATTTCATAAAAAAACTTGCAGCAATGCCAGAAGTTGTTGAGCAAGAAGACCCAAACCCTACCGAGGGGGCCACAGACTAGCTCTATGTCATTT